CGTCAATGCCCAGCATCTCTTCTGCTTCGTTCAAATTGAATCGGTTGGCGTTTGGGTCGTGCATGGTCAAGCCTCCCTCGTTGCTTCGGTGCTGACGACCGTAGTGGTCGCACCTTCCAAGACAGCGAACCCACCGTCTTTGTGTTTGTGAATCGTGATGAGGTCGCCATCCAAGACGGACAGAATCGTGGAGAGGTTGTTCGTGAAGCAGACTTCCACAGGTTCACCCGTGAGAGTCGCCACGATTGGAGAGGCTGAACGATTGGTCTTCGCGCCCCAATGACCCGATTGACATTCGGACTTCTTGGCGTTGAACGAGAACACAGCATACGGGGCTTTCGCCACCTTCATGTCGGTGATGCCCCGATTCAGTTCGCTTCGGGTCAATTGCACCACGCTGGTTGCTGGCTGGTTGTCAAACATCGGGAATAGACGCTCTCCTTTGTCGTTCACGGGCAGAACCCAATGGTCGGGGACAATGTTGCAGTCGTCTTCATCGCTGGCGTGATACACCGCCTGTGAGCCGTCTTTTGAGCGAATCGTGATTGGCTTCCCTGCGTCAGTCTGTACGCGAACCGTGTGTCCACCGAACTTGGCCGACAGCAGTTCCGAGAATGACTTGGGCTCAACCAGCAAGACGCATGGCTCATCAACGGTCAAGCCGTCAATATCGCGATTGGACACCAACGCTTGAATCGTCTTGGCGTTGTCGTGAGTCCACACGCTGACACCATCCTCCGTGAGCAGAACACGCACAGGTGATTGGGTGCTTCCATCCATCACCAAAGTGGTCATCAATTCGGAGAACTGTCCAGCATCAAACTGTGCTTTGACGGTTCGGGACACATCGCTGTTCGGAGTCAATTCCTCGCTCATAGGGGGGCTTTCGCCCCCCACCGTTATCAAGGGGCTGTCCTCAACAGGCCAATTCAGCGTTCCACTTGGGGTGGCTCATCCAACGGACTGATTCCATCCAATCGGGTGAAGGGGTTTCGTCAAAGAGGTTGTCCCATTCGTGTTGGGATTGGGCTTCGTATTGCTCACGGCTCACACCGAAGGAAGCAAGACGCTCATCAACACGGGGTCGGTTGAATGCTCGCTGGATTGCGTGTTCTGCATCCCAAGCGAACTTGCGTTCCATGTCTTCCAACATCTCATCCGATTCGTTGGACAGGAATTGGAAGAAGACTTCTTCCACTTGGCGAGCAACGGTGTCTGCGAACACTTCGTCTTCCAAGACTGCGATGGTTCTTTCAGCCCATTCGGTGAATGCTTCCATGTCTTCAATCTCAAAGAGGTTGGCTTCATCGTAGCCACGACCATCTCCGCTTCCATGATTGTAGCATCCCTGTGGGAATGCCGTTGCATAGAGCGTGTCGTGGTCAATCCAAAAGGTTGCACCTTCAACGAGGTCGCGGTTCATCATTTGTGTCAGCATCGTGGTTAGACTTTGGGCGGTCATGTCCCTTCGCACGACACGGGTGTATATCAATGTGTCGGAATATCAATGGTTTCAGCGAACTTGTTGTTCAGCACCCCTGCTTATCGGGCTCAATACGCAACAGCATGGGAATCCGAATCGGTTTGAGATTCCAAAAATCTGTCAAACTTGACATCAATCAAAGGCATCGGGATAGGCCAGCCAAGTGGATTGTTGATACGATGAGCGACCGTCAAGGGTTTGCACCTTGACCCTGCCTTGCTCGGAGAAGAGGTATGGTTTGTTCGCCAAGTGGTTGGTGAGTGCGTTCATGGAGAACGGCTGATTCGGCAGATGACACACTTCGGTTGATGACAGGGGAGTTCCATCGGGGAAGGTCGCACCCGCCTTTATCATCGCCTTCCACAGACGCTTGATGTTGCGACCGTCATGACGACCAAGACGACCCTTTCGCCTCGTTCCGTATTTGCTGGAAGGAACGAGTTCGTCATCGTTTGTTTCGTCTTCGGGCTCGCCCATTGTGATGGAGGCTGGTCATGAAGGTTTATGAGCCCTCTCCCTCAAAGCAGGGAGGTTTCACTCTTTGAACTTGTCAGCCTTCTTCACCGTGAATGCGTTGTATGGCTTCTTGATTGCCGAATCCTTGATGGCTTGAGCCGTGTCTTCGGGCAGAATCGGCAACACTTTGTCCACCGCTGTCTTGGTGAGCGACACCATTTGTCCAAACACCGCTGGAGGAACGAGCCGTTGCACTTCCGATGGAATGAACTCGGTTCGCTCACGCTGGTTGAAGGACACTTCCCAGCCTTGCGTTTGAATCGTTTCGGAGATGTTGAGTGGGTCAAGTCGCCCCTTGAAGTCGTCTTCAATGGACTTGCGTACGCGATTGAGGATTCCCTGCCCAGCCTTGACTTTGGCGAGAGCATCCAACGCTTCGTCATCCGAGCCGAACTCATGTTCCACCAAGTCAAATGCACCTTTGTGAATCAAGTCTTGAGCCGATGGGCAGATGGAGGTGTATGCACACCAGCGACACGAATCACCGATGGATGGGATGCCTTCTGTGAGCGATTCAATCATGTTGAATTGGGTCTTGAGCCAGCCCTTGAAGTTCTCAATTTTTTTGTCAGTCCACACGGTTGAAACCACGCCAAACCGAAGCATCTCAAACGAGAACAGCAGGGGTTTGTCGGGGAAGTTCTCCTTCGCCCACGACAGATAAATCCCTGCTTGCACATCGTTGTCAGCCTCGTCTTGCGTCTTCGGGGCGCGATTGGATTTGTAGTCCACCAATTCAATCGTGCCGTCTTTGTGTTCAACGATGAGGTCAATGAAACCGAAAATCGGCACACCGTTGTCAAGGACATACGGTGCATCGTGGCGACCCATTTGTTGCTCGGTGGCGACAACACGAATCGGCATTTTGCCTCGCCTGTCAAACCATCGCTTCAAGAGGTTCTTGCCGTCTTCATACATCTCGTATTCCAATGCGAACTGTGGCTTGGATGCCCACTCGTCATAGAGTTTCATCAGCCGACCGAACTTCGGTGCTGGGACTTTGCCGTTTTCATCGGGCATACGCCAATCCTCCAACGCACCGTGAACCACATTCCCCATTCTCGCCGCCTGTGTTTTTGACGGTGAGTTAGCGAGTTTCTTCAAGGTGCGCGGAGTGTCGCTCTTGGGGTCGTAGTGTTGCTCGTACGCGAACGAGCAGTCCTTCGCCATTTTGAGCCGTGTTGCCGAGAGATACGGGACTTTCATGTTGCACTCACCACGCTGTTGGTTTATCAAGCAGACGACTTTTCAACCGCTTGTGCGAATCGTTCTTGCGTTGGGTTGTCCAACAGGAATGGCTTGCATGAACGGGACTTCTTGACCATCACTTGATGACGCACTTGCAGTTCGCCAGCCTTGATTCGTTGCTGGCTGGAGAACTCAAGAATCCAATCAAAGAGTGGGTCGGTCATGTCGGGTCGCCCAGCAGACACGGTTATCTCCTTCGCATCGTTTGTTCCGAAGCCTTCGGTTCGTGTCTTCATGAGGGTCGTGCCGATGAAGTGAGCCCCACACATCTCCGCGCCCATCTTGAGTCGCTCGTATGGTGTGGAGAACAGTTTGTTGATGACTTTGTATGAGTGCATCTGCCCCTCTTCAAAGGTCGGAAGGGTCTTCTTGCCTTCTCGGAGTGCCTGTTGCTGACGGGACAGAAGCAAGTCTGCCTCGGTCATGCCGTGAACGGATTCAGCGTAGTGGTTGCGACAGCCCATGTAGAATGCACCCTCGTTCTCCAAGACGACCATGCGAACACCATCGGGGTGTTCCTCTTTGTGTTGCATCATCAAGTCAAGGAACGCCAGCACCATGTCATTGACATCATCGGGGCGAGAGCAGACCTTTCGCAGAATGCGAGGTCGTAGTTCCGCTGGAACGATGGAATCGCGAGCGATGAGGTCGGCTTGACCTTCAAGGTCGCAGTCAATGATGCACAGAAGGGCTTCTTCGGGCTTGAGCCCACTCGCCATGTCCGTGAACATCGTGAGGTAAAAGTGGGTCTTCCCAGCACCGCTGAAACCTTGCAGTTTCATGTGCTTGGTTCGGTTGTTCACCATGCTGACACCCGTATCGCACGAAGCGATGAGGTCTGCGTAGTTTGCCTTCTTCTTGGTTGCTGATTTCGCCATGTCAATCACCTATTGTCCCACCCTTATCAAAGGGCTGGAATTGGAATGGTGGGGTGGTCGGTCTTATTCCCAATCTCCCCACTCGTCATCGCCTTCGGAGTCGCCATCAACCCAGCCTTCGTCAGCAGATGCCGATTCCGAGCCGTTGGAGGTGTCTTCCTCGCCTTCTTCCTCATCGGAGGTGTCATCGGAGGGTTCAGCCGTTTCTTCGCTCACAGGGGCTTCCTGTGGAGTTTCTTCGGCATCGTCATCATCCTCGTCATCGTCAAGGGAGATTGCGTTCTTGAAATACGAAGAGGCATCATCCTCTTTGTCGTCTTTGGAACTGACTTCGGGCTGTGGTGGTGCAACGAGAATCACAGGGATTGCGACAGCGATGTTGGCCGACAGTCCCCACTCGCCTTGCACCTTCGTGGTGATGAGAGCGAGGATTTTGCTGTATTTGCCGAAGCGGGTCGCGATTTCGGGTGAACAGATGCAGTTCAACAGGAGGTTCTCGCCCGATTCAATCGCTTCCAGCGTCATCGTGGAGTCATCCTTCAAGAGCATCTTCCCAAATTGGTTGCCCGACTTGGAGTTTTGAACACCGCTGAATGACACGGTTGCCTCAACCAAACGGTAGTCGGTGCGACCCCGTGAGATGTCGTCTTCCAAGTCAGCGATGGGGCTGACTTCGTATGTGTCCTTGAGCAGTTCAATGGCGGATTCGTGGTCGTAGTCTTCGGGCTTGAATGCCGTCAAACCAGCCAGCGGTCGCAGGTCAAGGGTGGAATTGTTGAGGTTCTTGCATGACACCGAAGCGACATACACACCGTCAGCCTCAACATCATCACCGATGGAAGCGTCAGCATCCCACAGGGACATGGAGAACATGGCGGAGTCCATGACTTCATCACCGTCTTCCATGACCACTTGGCCGAAGATGTTGCAGACTTGGCGTGGGTTGCCCGAAGCAACGCCAACCGTGTTGTGCGAGATGTCCCACACTTTCATGTGAGCCGTGTATCGCTTCTGTCGGAGAATGCTGGTGAGGTCGGTGAGAACGATGTCCGTGATGAATGCTTGACCAATCTCGGACTTCAAGCCACCGAGCGAATCAAGGGTTTCTTTCAACGATGGGTCGGTTGCTTTTGCTTTGAACATAGCAACCACGCTGGAGTCATCCGAGAAGATGCCGTTCGCGATTCCTCGCTCAATGAACGGCTTCAATCGCTTGGATGCGATAGGGGGGAGGTTCGTCTTCGTGCTGGTCTTGGAGGTCTTATTGCTCGCCATGTCATCACCGTTCATTCCCCACCCTTATCAAAGGAGTCGCCATCATCAAGGTGTGAGAGGTGGGCATTAGCCAGCGATTCCCAAGCGTCATCATCCTCGCTGTCTAACGAAAATGTTCGCACAGCCTCCTTGACCTTCTCACGAACTTCACGCTTCTTTTGGAGTTCAGCGGTTGCAGAATCCTGTCCTTTGTTGAGCCATCCACATCGGGTGTTGAAGAGGTCATCACGGAACTTGGTTTCGCCAACGATGTCGTAAATCATGCTGGACTCGCGCCCCTCCGTGAGATAGTGAGGAAGAATCAGCCCCGACCAAATCGGTGCTTGGGCTTTGGAGGGACAGCCGATTCGCTGGAGAAGTTTCGGGTCTTGCTTATTGGGGCGAATACGAGCCTGTGGTGGATTGCTGGTTTCCAGCACATCGCTGAACTCCTTCATCAAATCGGGAATCGCCCTGCGAGCAGACTCAACAAAGAGTGGTGCGAGTGCGTGGGTTTCCATCAAGCCCGTACGCGTCTTGACGATTGCCCATGTCTTGCGACCGCCTCCACGACCGCCTCCACGCCTCTTGACTTCAATTAGGCCAGCATCCTCCAGCGTGGGCAAATGCTTCTGCTGGAGGGCGTTCTTGGACACGGAGAAGGCGTGAATGTGCAACCATTGGAGAATGTTGTCTTCGGACAGCGAGCGTGTGCTGGCTTCCATCTCTTGCATTTGGCGGAACACCATCCACGAATCATCGGGAACACCCGACAGGCTGGCTCGGAGAACGAGGTCGCACAGCAACAGCCCTATCACATTGTCTTCCACCGAAGCCAGCAGGTATTCGTCTTCCCCGATGGTTTGAATCGGTCGTTGTTGCTGGTGGATGAGAGCCACCGCATCAATGATGGACAGGACTTTGTGAATATCACGCTGGTGCTGTGCGTTCCGAGATGGGAAGAACTCGGCCATCAACGGTGCGAAAATGTTGCGAACTTTGTGTTGCTTGAGGTTGAGCATGGATGCTTGAAGCAGTTTCAAGTCGGGGTGGATTTGAAGCAGTTCGGGGCGCGCCTTCGCCAGCAGGGAATTGGACACCACAGCCTCCACTTTGTCGGGTGTCGTATCGGGTGTCATCAGCAATTGCCGTGTGATTTGTTCAGCCTCGCTGGGATTGCGTGTGGTCAGCGTGATGAACGATGGGCGACCACGAATGATGAAGTCCCGTGTTTCAATCTCGCCCGTCAGTTCGTTCTTGATTGGGGTCTTCCAAACGAGTTCGTCATCATCGCCCGACATCAGCGGTTTCATTCGCTTGATGAATGAGAACGATTCATCCTTCTCCAAGATGACGATGCAACGGTTGTGAACATTCACGATGAAATGACCCTCATCGCTGACTTCATCGTAGTCGTATTTGAGTGCCTCTTTGGATGCACCAGCCAAGACCATGACCATTGACTTGGGCATCCCGTTTCGTGCTGTGAGCGTCATGTATGTCTTCCCGCTGGAAGACGCACCAATCATCTCAAGGTTGAGTGGGTTGTCCGTCTTGCACGACATGAAAACGAGGAAGGTCAAGAGCAGGTTCGCATCATCACCGACAAACGGGGTCGGGCGCGATTGGTGGAGAATCTCGTTGATTCGGTCAAGCAGATTCGGTTGCTGGAGGAACAGGTTCATCGTATCGGACTCAATAACACCGAAGGAGGAAGGCAAGCCCTCGTATTCGCTCGCCTCTCGTTCAATTTTGTCAGCAACGGGCGCGGGGATGAAGTTCCCATCACGAAGGCAGATACCGACTTGAAGCATCGCTGTCTTGAAGTCATCCTTCTCCGAATCGGGAATGCCCACCGCTTTGGACAGGCGACTGATGGAGTGCTGGCTCAACAGGTTGAACTTGCCCAGCGGTTTGTCATCAAAGTCCACCGTGAAGTCCATGCGACCCTTCCCAGCGGAGAGGAAGGTCATGTTGATGTTGCGACCACAGACGGTCGCCTCGTATCGCTGTGCCGATGTCGCTGACTGTCGGACTTCAATGGGTGCTTCGCTCTCACTCATGGCTGGTGGGGAGTCGCCCCACCATTATGAAGTCGGTGTGGGCTCAAGCCATGTTGTAGTGCTTGCGAACACAATTGCACACGGCTTCTTTGTCCATGAATCCGATTGCTTCTTCTGCGGTCATGTTCTCGCTGATGATGTCTTGGAAGTGTTCGTGTGCAATCTCGGCAACGGTCATGCCGTGAAACACATAGTCCACATTCCCTTCACGCTGACAGCGAGGGGCAGTTCCTCGGCGTTCCATTTTGACGGCTCGGCAAGAGCGAGCGTGGATTTTGACCGTTCCGCTTTGGAACACATGACCAACGATGTGCTTGTCGTGAGCGACAATTTTGTGTTCCTTGTTCTTCCAAACGAAGTGGTCAAGTCCCTTGTGGGTGATGAGGTCAAGGTAGTGTCCGTCATGGTTTTGTGCTTGGGTCATGGTCAATGGTAGCAAGCGGGGGTATATCAATGCTTTGCAGAATATCAATGGTTTTGACCACTTTTCACTCCGATTCGGATGAGCCAGCGATGTCCAAGAAACCGATTTCACGCATTGACCAATGAGCCGAACAGCCTTGATGACAGATGACATGGTTGGGATAGGACTCTATTGGCTTCAATACGAAGGCAACGATGTGCTGACCCTGTTCACCGCACTTCCGACAGGTTTGGTTTTGGATGACTTGGATGACTTCCTTGACCGCGCCCGTTGAGCCATCCAATGCTGGTGCAACGACATGGCTGGGATAGTGGGGTTCTCGTTCCATGATGCTCACACCTTCTTCAAGAGCCTGTCCACGACCTGCTGTTGCTTGCTGGACAGCGAGCGACCCGTAGCGATGCGAGGAATCACAGAAGCCACGAAGGACTGTTCCCACTCGTTGAGCGAGCCGTCATCAAGACGGGCTTGGAGTTTGACTGCGACAGGAGGCAGGTCATCGCTGTTGATGTTGGTGCGAGCCTTGCACTCCTGTGTGAATCGGAGATAGCCACCGACCAACGAATCCTTGCCCGATGTGCTGATTTTGGTTGCTACACGGCTCACCATGTCCCGTTCCCAGCGGTTGAGTTCCAAGTCCTTGACGGATTCTCGCCACTCGTCAGCCTCACGGTTGAATTGGTTTCGCTTCTCGTTGATTTGAGCGAGGAACGCCTTCTTGCGTTCAATGTCAGCCTCAAGGTTAGCGTGTCGCTGGAGAGCGACTAATTCGTTCCTTCGTTCCCATGCTTGCATCTCCTGTTCAGCGTTGAGGCAGAAGTCTTCCCACGCCTTCATGGTCTTCGCACCCAAATAGCCGTGTGTAGCCAGCCTCTTGACGACTGTGCGGTATAGCGATGCGTGTGGCGACCACTTGCGTGTCATGAACGGCTTCCAGCGTTGAAGGTCAGCAAGTGCCGTTGGGAATCGCGTGGCGAAGTCAGCCCGAAGGAACTCCTTCTTGGCTTCGGTCATCTCGGACTTCAAGAACTCCTTCTTTTCTTCATCCGACAGCACACGACCGAGCGAATCACGAATCTCAATGTAGCGATACACGCACACATTCCCGATGAGGATTTGGTCGCCTGTGTCGTCATTCTTGAGTTTGCAGTTCTCCTTGATGGATGCACCGCACAGTTCGCAATTGTCGGTGTGTCCATACACCGAGCCCTCGTAGTTCCAATCCTTGCTGAACTCGGAATACGGGCGAATCGCGCCCGTGTCGGACACGATGCGTGAGATTTTGGCGAGGTTCACAACGATTCGCTTCTCGTACGCGGAGGCTGTGCCTTCGGAGAGTGCGTCATACAGTTCGGAGGGCATCTCGCCCTTCGCCTCTTGCTTCTTCCAGCGGATTGCCTGTCGTCTTAGGATTTCATTCGTCATTCAGTTCATCCCCCGATTGATAACAAAGTCAATGGCCTTAGCCATGTGGTTGGCGTAGTCGGATTCATAGAGCGATTTGCTCATGTCGTTGAAGTGGTTGAGTTCAACCAAACCATCCTCACGGATGACAACGGTTGCACACCAATCGGTGTAGTGGGAATCGCTCTCGTTGAAAATGCAAACACGGGCGTGTCCCTGTGCCTTCAAATCCTTCGCTCGCTTGGTTGCTTGCACGATGCTGTCAAACCTCTCAAGGTTCTCGTCGCAGTCGCCGTATTCAATGTAAATCGGTGCGGTCATTCAGTTCATCTCCTTTTGTTTCTTCAACAGCATCTCAAATGGGGATGCGGTCAAGCGGTCGTATTCGGCTTCAAGTTTCGTGATTTTCTTGCAGATGGAGTGTGCTTGACTGCGGGTGCAAGTGTCAAGTTTCTTCTGCAAGGTCAAAATCTCTTCCATGATTGCGTCTGCTCGGAACATATTGGTTCGCCTCAACCCTCCCATGCAAAACCCCCTTATCAATGCTTCGCTGTATCAATGTCATTTCAAGTGTCTTTTCAACCATGACGGTGCATCCTGTTTGGCGTTGTGAAACCACGCAGGGAATAGGTGAGCATTCGTGTTGAAATATCGCTGGAACGACCCATCCAAGATGAACAGGTGGCCGACATCATCGGGCGTTCTGTTGATTCTCCCTGCCCCTTGAATCAGTCGCAGGGCGACTTGGAGGTTGAACCAATTTTGACACGGCTGGTTGCATCCCCAGCGGTTTGAACACAGATTCCCGCTGTATTTGTTCGGAGGCATATACGGACACGCTGGTGTGCCTTCGTGTTCCCTTCGCCATTGGTGTTCATCCTGTTCCATTCGCTGTGCGATTTGAGGGTCGGGCGTGAACGGGAACGGGACTTTGGAGATGACCAGCCATTCCGCCAGCCGACCTTTGAAGTCAAAGCCCTCGCCCACATAGGTGGAGATAAGCACCAAGTCATCTCGCTTGGATGAAAAGAACTCGTCAAGGGCGTGTTGTCGCCCGATTCCGTTGCTGTCGTGGGTGATGATGCGGTCGCCCAATCCTCTCGCTTGCAGACCCTCCACGATGGTCTTGCGAATGGCGTGGGTGTGAGGGAGGATGACTCCCCGCTTGTTCGGGAATCGTTCCATGATGGCGGAGATGGCTTTGATTTGACGAGGCAGGGACTTCTCCCTTCGGCTGTATGACATCTCCCCGCAGGGCGCGACATACACATTGAAGTTCTCCTTCGGGAAGGGTGATTGCGTGATTTTCACATACAGCGTTTTGTGATTCTCCAGCCCCAGCGACTTGAGGTATGTGTCAATGTCCAAGATGGTGGCTGACAGCAGAATCCGCTTTCGCGATATTGCTTCCAATCGGTCGGGCGCGATTTTGTTCACTCGGACAGGTTTCGCCACCATCCGTTGCTTGCCTCGTTTGTCCGTATCGGACTCAATAACCACATCGTTTGGATTCTCCAGCAGTTCCAGCAAGGTCGCACATTTGTCAATGATGGTTCGCATCGCATCAATCACATTCTCGTCTTTGTCCGATTCAGCCTTCTCCAATGTTCCCATCGCGCCCTCCAAGAGTTTGCTGACCGAATCCTTCCAATCGGCTGGGTGATAGTGCATGGGGAACGGATAGCGCGCCCCGAAGACGCTGGTGAAGTCAGCGTGGTTGATGACGACTTCCATCAAGTCCATGAAGAACGGTTCTAATTGGTGAGCCTCGTCAATGATGGCGAAGTCCCGCTGGTCAAATGTCCCATCGGGCGATTGAATCACACGGAACAGATACGATGGATTGGACAGCGTGAGCCTCGCATCCCTCGCCTCAAACTTCTGTGCATAATACGGGCAGGGGTCGGCTTCCTTCGCATGAACGCACTTCTGCTTGCTCTTGGCCGAATAGCAGGGCGCGTTGGTTGCTGTGCCTTCACGCACCCAGCATGGAAAGTTCCCACGACCACGAACCTCTTTGAGAACCGAGCCGTAGTCCCGTTTATATTGGTCGGTCAGTCCGAGCGATGGGGACAGCAAATATGCTGACTGAAATCGTGCTTGCACCGTCATCGCAATCGCTGACTTGCCGATTCCTGTCGGTGCTTCAATCACCACATTGTCAAAGTCATCGTTGTCCAACGCCCACCACACGACCGAGAGGGCATCGTCTTGATACCTTCGTGGCGAGGGCAGGGGGAAGTGAGGTCGGATTTTTTCCCACTCATTCGGCAAGGTCGCCTTGCTCGGAATGTTGATTTGCACGACCGCCATGTGTCAGCGAGGTTCGCCCACCGTTATCAAACAGCCATCTGCGTATTGGTCAAGGGGGAACGGGTGTGGCGTAAAGCCGTAGCCGTGAGTCTTTGGTCTGCGAGGCACACGGAGGTTTCGGCTCTTGAGTCGGATTCCTTCCTCGTTCGCGGTCGCAGATGCGTGTTGGGCAGTTCGGATTCGGTCGTTGTCCTTTCGGAAGACCCGCCCCTCAACCTTTCGCCACCATCGGTGGAACTTCGCATCATTTCCATTTTCCCTTCCGTGATACCTGTGCGTCTTGCCCATGTTCTCATCTCCTTCATTCAATTCCGTATGCCGTTGGGTCGGTTGTCCAACCGCTTGGTGTCCAAAGAGGATAATCGTCATTGAGGTGATATTCCACCATTGACTTCGCCATCATGATTGCATGGCTTCGTGTTGGTCGGTGCTGGTGGCGTTCTTTGGGCATGATGTCCATTTCATCGCCTATCGTGATGAGGTTGCCCTTGAGGTCATAGATTTCAACGACAAAAGTGTGGTATTGGTCTTTGAGGGTGTAGTGGTGAACGCAGTCAGCGAACTTGATGCGACCATACGACACATCACCCTTCGGGGTTTTGGTCGTAGTCGTGTGATACGACTTCTCACCGTGTTGGCTGGTCATGCCCTGCCCAGCACACACTACCTTATCAATGCTTTGCTTCATCAATGTCCTAAATGATTGGAATTGCACCTTCCTTAGAACACACACATATTGACCAAAGTGTATGTCTTTCAGCACCCCTGTTCGTTTGATTCTTTGGGGTTGTGTGCCTTCGGCACACAAATGATTGGAATAAAAACACTTCGTTCATTGATACGATGTCGGAATCTCAAGTCAATGCTCGCAATATCAAGTCAATGCCCTGCTCGGAATCTCAACAGTCCCCATCATTCGTCAGCCAATTAAACCGAATGCGTAGTGGGTTGGGTATGGACAGCCAAACGGAACGCTTCCACAGGCTTGTGAGAGCCCCTGCTGACGCTCAAATCGTCATCAACCCTTCCCAACCCCTGCTGGATGAGATTGAACGGCTTGGAAGCGACCCAAGACGACCGAGAACGGCAATCGCTCGGTGGGTGTCAAAGACATGGCTGGAGAACACTCACGAAGCCATACGCAACGAGCCAGCACCAACGCTGGATGCGTTCCACTACGAGAAGGAAGTCATGGAACGGCCATCGCATTATCCGACCGATTGGGGCATTGATTTCATCCCGCACCCGACCGACCTTGACGATGGTTGGGAACTTGACCGCCTATCCACCGCTTGCTACACTTCTTTGACCACACCACGACCGTTTGACCCACACTTGCATGGCGACCTGTCGGCAGAAACGCTGGGCTTCGGGTATCACTACCTGTCCGAATCGGGCTTCCCCGACAAATACGACATCGTGAACAGGCGTGGAGGTGGAGGTCGTGGTGGATTCGCCATGACCACAGGTGCAACGGAGGGCGCGTACCCGACTTCCATTCTGCCCCAGCCGACATTCAATCTCGGTCGTCTTGGCTTCTCCGATGGAGGCTGGAATCCCGAAGGGCTTCAATGGACAAACCGACCAAAGCGAATGAGCCTCACGGGTCTTCGCAACGGATGGGCTCACAAGGTATTCTTCGCTCGCTCTCGGAGGGTCATGAATCGCAACCTGTATGGTCGGCTGGCGAGGGATGAAGCGACTCCACGCGCCCCTGTGGTCGTCATCAACGGCATGACGAACTTGCAGGGCGTGAAGTCCGTGTCGTTCACCCAATCCATGAACGCCCCAGCACGAATGAACATTGACATCAACAACACAGCAGGGCGAAGGTCGGGGACAATCCGAGAAGGTGATGTTGTCCAAGTGTATGCTTCGCCACGACATTGGGCAAATCCACCGCTGGTGTTCACAGGATTCGTTTCGGAGGTTATTGAGTCCAATACGAGTTTGGAACTCATCGCTTTGGATTCGCTCGGCTATCTCTCACGGGAAGTGTTGGACTCTCCTGTTGGGTATTATGAGTCGGACTCGGCAACCGTCATCAAAGACATCATCAGCAATTCGGCATACACACCGCCAATCGGTCGCATCCTCAACGAGTCGTTTGTGATTCTTCCAGCCGACATGGACTTCGTGGGGAAGACGCGATTGAACGCGATTCAGTCCATCCTGTCCATCATCAATTCAACACCGAACTTGGTCGTGTTGAAGGCCGATTCTCACGGGTATCTCGTCATGGAACGACTGCGTGAGGTGGATGATGCAACGGTTGTCCCGCTGGTCGCTGGAAGGATTCCACGCACCGCTGTCCCACAGGACTTCTATCCAACGATGATTCAGCGTGAAGAGGGTGATACCCACCGCTTCAATGTGGTCAAGGTCAAGAACGACAGCAAAGGCATCTCCGTGTCCGTTCCAGCAATCGGCTCGGCACGATACCCAACCAAGCCCGTTGAGCGTGTGGTTCGTGAGGATTTCATCGCAGACGAGCATCAAGCCATATTGGTCGGTGAAACCATGCTGGCTTCGCAGGGCGCGTCGCTTGCTCGCTGGGTCGTTGAGGGAATCCCCGAAAGGCTGGACATCTCGGTTGGTGATGTGATGGAGTTCGCATCCCGTGATGCTGGCCTGTCGGGTCGCCACAGGGTCTTTGATGTCAAGTGGACAATGGACACCAACGGAACGGAGATGAGCCTGTCAGTCGGGCGACAAGCACCCGACCCACTTGCTACACTACGAGTCGCCGCTGGGCTGTCCAATTGAGGACTCACCAAATGTGGTCGCCAGCACCGCTGACGGTTTTCCAGCCACAGCCATCCACGATGTAAAAGTCGCTGACGGTTTCGCCTTCGTAGCCTGTCCACACGACTTCATACACATCGCCAACGGAGGTTGAGCGAGCGTTGGAAGAAGCGTTGAGCATCTGCACGAAGACTTCGGTGTGGCCTTCGCATGAGATGTCGCTCATGGAGTCAGCCTGTGTCCAATCGGACTCAATGTGGTTGGTGCGGAAGAAGACATGGCTGAACACAGGCATGGCGGAGATTGCATCGCCTTCTCCGTATGTGCCGATGGCGAAAGTTCCGACTTCGGTGAAGTCGTTGTCAAGGTCAATTTTGTCGCCAGCGTTCACGAAGAACGAAGGCTCGTTTCGCTGGTGAACCACAACGGCACATGAGCCGTCAAGGTAAGGCAGGTCTTCTTCGGTCATCAAGTGGTCATCGTGGACAAACTTGACGGGTCGGGCTTGGGGTTTTGCGGATTGCATGATACGAGATGAAAGGCATCCCCTATATCAATGCTTTGCTAAATCTCAATGGTTTTGGTGATTATTCACCATTCGGGAAGCCCTGCAAGCCCATGCCGACTGTCCCAATATCACCCGCTGGACTCATACCTGCCCCGCCGAGATTCGGCAGATACAACGAGGAAGCGTAGTGCGGAGTGCGATACCACGACATCTCGTTGGTCTTCCATGTCAAGTCAATCTCCGAAGCATCGTAGCCCCAAAACCGTTGATAGCGGATTTGAGGGTATAGGTGAGGGAAGTCTTCCTGTCCAGCAATCGTTTGGGCAGAACCAACGGGCTGGAAGCCCAGCGTTGCATCGTATCGCAAGGATGGGACTGACAGCCATCGGAGATTGATTGAGCGAATCACACGGTCGTCAGCACTCACATCGTCATCAAACTCGTATGATGGAAACCAAATGTGCATCAAGTGGGTGTGGGTGTTCGTGGTGCTGTTGGTGTAAATCGGATTCCTTCCTCCACCGTATCGCCCTGTCCAATCCATGCTTCCCGACACCGAAGCGTAGCCTCCTGTGTAAAGCGTGTTGCCCGAACCCGTCAGCGGAGTTCCAGCCCATTGGAGAGGATGCACAGCCGATTCAATCGCGAGGTCTTGGTCGCGGAAGGTCGCACCAACGCGCCCTTCGTCTTGACCCGTCATGGTGAAACGCATGACGAGGTGATATTCACCCTTCCCATTGGTCGTGAGCGTGGGCTCTTGGAGATAGGTGTCCACATACCGCAGTTCAGTCGTTCCATCGTATTGAGGGGCTTTGAACAGCGTTCTCGTATCTCCGAGTCCATCGGTCGCTGTATATTGTTCAGCAAATGGAATCCGTGTGTTGAACTTATTGATGAGCGTGTGGCGACTTGCCCATGTTTGACCATTCACGCTGTCCCTGTCGTCTTTGATGCCGACCGTGATTGCTCGGTCGTTTTCGTCAATGATGGAATCGTAGTGTGAGATGTTTTTGCTCGCCATCGTGTTTTTGGAATTGGGTGGAAGTCCGAGAACATGACAGCACTTGCCCGTATTGAACTGAATACGCCCCCCAACACCAACCTCACCGATGTTCGCGTACACCGCAGTCTTGTTTCGTGTTCCGCTATGAATGGATGACCCCGCCCAACCCAAGAAAAAGACGACAGGAACATCATCGGAACGAAGGCAAACTTTCGGATGGGATGCTACGCTGACGATGTGATTTGAGTTCGCTGGGTTGTTCATTTCATCGTCTGTGGTGTCCGTTGATGGTCGGCTGACACATGACCATAGCGTGTCGTTGGAATCCCCGTATGTTGATTCAAATGATGGGGTTGGGAATGATGCCTCGTCAGCCTCCTTCATCGTGTAAAACACGCTCACGGGGTTGGTGCTTGCTGGAGATGTCCAACCGCTGACTTGCGTTTCAACCGTTGGGCGAGCCACAGTCAAGTGCAATCGGTCTTTGGAATCGCAGACGAGTGATGGCTGGCGGAAGTCGTATATCGTTCCCGATGGGGTGAACGCATCAACCGAACTGTTGATGAGAACGGGCGTGTGAACTGTCCAATCCCAATCATACACGGGTTCGGGGTTGGAAGCAATTTGCACTCGGTCTGCTTTGTGATAATAGAGCGAATGGGCGCGATGTGAGCCTTCGTCTTCGGGGTTGAGATGATATTCAAGAACTGCGTGAATCGTGCCTTTGGAATCGCTACAAAACGATGCACCGCAGACTCGGTGTATGGTTTCGCCACCATAAACGGTTGCGATGCTGGAGAACTTCGCACCGCACTCGTCAGCACCAGCACCCGTCTGCGTGTCGGGTGCTGTTGTCGTAGCCCTCCTTGACCAAAACAGGTCGCTGTGCAACGGCTTCTTCATGTGAGCCCATGTCGGTTGGTTGGCGTAGCCACTCACAATGGAACGCTTGATGATGAAATGGTGGAGTGTGCCTTCGGGTGTTCGTATCACTCGCTGACCCTTGCCCATTCCAAACGGAGTGCTTCCCCTCGCCATCGTGAACCCCGTGAGTCCACCACCGTTTGCCTCGTTCACCTCACCAAGCCAAGTTTCAGTCATGGCGAGGTCGTTTGTTCCACCGCCAGCGGGATTGTTGTCGTATTGTCCGACACCTTGAGCCGACACGATTGCCCCCGAATCCCAATATGCCTTCGCTGTTTGACTGACATGAACATCAACGCTGGAGAGCAATTGCTCGCTGGTCGCCAGCACATCAAGGTCGTGCATCTCGGATGCTCTCGCCAACATGACGGGCGCGTAGCGATTTGTTTCAATCATGGCGAGGTCGTAGTCGTTGTTTGGAAGAATCGGCATCGCACCAGCGTGGAAGTGGTCGGTCGGATGGTCTGTCCAATACGCTTCAAGCCCTATTGAGCCCGATACGATTGCACCCTTGATTCGCTGATTGAACAGGCTGATTCCGCTGACATTCGCAGAAGTCGTGTGCATCGGTGAGTCCCACAGATTTGTTCGGAGATACCATTGACCCAGCGGGTTTTGACTTGCTTCGGATGGTGATGCACCACCGAGTTCAAAGCCCGATTCAAACAACGAAGCCCCAATCAAGTGCTGATAATCGGTGCGATGGAATGGCGTTTCCATCTCCAAGTCAATCTGCCCGTTGCCCCCTGCTCTCGCTCGCACATGGACTTCGGGGGGAATCAGCAAGTGGAGAGGAACATCGTAGCCAAGTCCAGCGTGAACCTGCTTGAACACCCTGTCCACACGATATGGGTGATGGGTTGCCGAGAGGCCGTAGTGAAGCGAGCCGTGATGCGACCACGATGAGAACGAGCCCAGCATGGTGCTTCGCCCAGCGTTTGACCAAGCGATTGTCGGTGAGAATGTTTCACCCGTGTCCATCACCAAATCTCCGAACTCAAGCACTCCTTCGTTGAAAACCTGTGCTGGAAGGAACGATGGAGTGTCTTCAAACTTGCGAATCATGAGGTCGCCCGATGATGTCAAAGCACCGCCATGTGGGATATACATTCCATCAACCAAAGGGTCATACAGGGCTGGTGGGGATTTGACCGTTGAAACGAGGTCTGCGACCGTAGTGCCGACAACGGGGATATTCTCGGCCACATTGACCCCGCCCACAGTCCAAGAAAGGATGATGGCTGGAAGGGTGATGCCTGTGAGGTCATACACGACCGCTGAATACGGATTGTAGTCGCCACCTGTCGCATCGTAGTTTTGGTTGTCGCCCATGTTCTTCCAAGCATGAGGTGTCGTGGAATCGCGGAAGAACGCTGTTCCATCACCGTATGAAATTGGGTCATACAGGTCTGCTGGGAACGACCAACCCGACCACCCAAGTTCTTGGAATGGATTCGCCCCAGCACCAAAGTCAGCAAATCCAATCGTAGTCGGAACGAATCGGGTATATTTGAGGAAGTCGTATCGGTTGCGATACCACTCATCCACAGGGCTCAACCTGCCCATCAAATCGGGCAAGGATGGGTGTGGTGCTGACATGGTTGCTGGCTGACGGAATGGAAGGCCGTGATGAATGTTCAAGTCGGAATCAAGCCAAGCCAAAGAGCGAGGCAAGTTCGCATGACTCATGCGACATTCGGGGTATGAGCCATAGGTCATTGGGATGGCTCGCTGACCCGACTCATCAAACCAATATGCGATTCTTGCACCACTCCACCATGTATCTTCGTGTGTCCATGTTTGGATGGCGAGTTCTTGCGTGGATTCATCGCCCACAGGAACGAGTTCCCACTTGAGAGCGAAGCCCACGCGACCGCGAGCGACCTGTCCGTTGTCATTGGCTGGTGCATCGGAGAAGGCGAGGATGAGCGACCTTGCTGATGTGTCAGCGATGAGTTTGTTCCATGTTGGGTATTGGCTGAAATTGTCGCCCGATGGTTGCACTCCTGTCCCAGCCGACAACGCCTGTGGGTCGCCACTCCCCTCCATCTCATCTCCGCTGGTTGGGTCAATGTGGAAACCCGAATCGGCAGACGCGCCCAGCGATGTGATTGGAACGCATTGACCATCCGAATAAACATAGCCAACGGGACACGAACCGATGCTCAAATCGGGGTTCGCTGGATAGCCAATATCAGCAGACGGGAACTCGCTGACATCTTCAATGTAGTCCCTATGAACCATCGCCATCAGCATCCTTCCATCATCCATGATGCGAAGGCTGGAACAATGCACAGTCGGGTGAAGGATGACTTCTGTTCCATCGCTCTCCGAGTGCTTCGGGTGTCGCATGGATGACTTTTCTTCCTTGCCGAGATACCGCATGAGTTCCAATTGGGGAATCACCCAATCGTGAACTTCCCAAGCCGAATCAGCGAGAAGTCGTTCATCGGTGATGGTGAACCCTGTCTTATATTGAGCCGAATAAGTGGTCGTTCCACTCACCGCAGAAGCATTCGTTCCGAGTGCATCCCGAATCGGATTGTCGCTCGGTGATGTGTTTTTGGTGGATGGGTGATACGGGTCTTTCTTCGGAGAATAGCGGAACACCATCAGTTCACAGCCTTGAGGCATGGCTGGGTCATGGCTTCCATTTGGAACGATTTGGCCGTTGCCCCACAGCCCAAAATACGGCTTGCCGTCTTTGGTCGTTTCAACAGCGAAGTCGGTTGCGTCAATGATGTCAGCACCCACGAAGAGTTCGCCACCATACACATCAGCATCCCACAGATGAGATACGCCCCCTCGCTGATAAAATCCGCCCGATTGGATGGCTGAACACAGTTTGGGAACACGCACCCATTGGCGTGATGCGAGAGGTCGGAATGGAGTGATTTGATGCAATCCCCAGCCCATTGACACCTTTCCATCCACCGACATTTTTCGGTGGCGAGGCATGACTGAAAATGGACAGTCTGCTGAAACCGCATCATACCCTGCTGGAAGGTCGGCTGGGTCAAGGTAAATCTGTTCCAGCGTATCGGGATTGATACGCACGATTCCGTGATAAATGGTGCAAGGCAGGTCGCTCAAGTCCATGTTGGCGTGGAGTCGGTTTGGATTCGGGTCGTTCCGAGAGGTTGGGTCGCCAACCGAATCGTTGCTCACGCTGGTGTCGGATTTGACGACCAATTCACTTCGGTCTGCGACTGAAACCAGCACATGATAGTCCACGATTGGCTTGCGGAATGTGATGGGTTGAGCCGATGGATGAGTGGCTGTTTTCAATTCCCCGACTGACACTTGGACATTGGTGTAGCCGATGACCTGTGGAATGATTTGCACTTTGGTCGGTATTGAGTCCGATAGCCAACCCGAACTCAAGGTCTGTGTCCCAGCCCAAGAATCGCCAGCCTTCGCTGTGTCGCCAAACAGTCGGTCGGTTGCTTGGTGTTGCTGTCGGAACACGCCCGAACCAGCGTTGATTTCACTCTCGCCAGCACCCAGCGGAAGCACCTGCGTTGCATCCGTGTTGTAGTGGGTATCTCGCCTCGTTGAGAAGACGGTGCGGTTTGCATCGCTGGTGGAGAACGACCCGCTTCCTGTTCGGTGTGCGGAGGTCGTGATTGCATCGGTCATGACATCAACGCTCGTTCCATCGCTTCCGTATCGGTATGGGGCGAATGGAGTCAGTCCATACCCGCCCTGTTTGTTTGGGTCGCCATTCCTTCGCACAGTCGTTCCCGAATGGACTTGAATGTTCAGTCCAGCATAGGTCATGTCATCGGTGAAACTGACCGCCCCTTGCGTCTGTGAGGGGTCGGAGTTCTTGGAGATGGAGAAGAAGGCTGTGGCCGTGATAACGCCCTCGTAGCCAATCAAACCGCACGAATCGGCAACGGTGTGGTTGCCCAAATCAACGCGCCCCAGCGTCATGTTGTCTTCATCGCTGGGCGAGGCAGTTCCATCGGAGAAGCGGTCGGCCACCAAAATGGATTGAATCGTTTCAACAGATGTCAGCAGATTCACGGAATCTGCGTCTTCGGATATTGACACCGATACGGGCGAACCATCGGGGCTGGAGATTGAAGTTCCCGAAGCGAGAATCGGTTGGCGAACTCCGAGATTCAAGTTCCAATGGGATGAGAAGAGTTTGTCATCGTCTTGGACTGCGATGCCCATGCTGGAAGCCCCCGTTTGAGCGATGGGTGCTGAACCCAGCGTGGTGAGGAATGTGGCGTTGTGAGCATCGCCCCACGACACACCCATAGCGTTGCTGGGCAAGTCTGCCTTAGCGTAGTGTGTGATTGCCTCCACACGCCCTCCCTGTGTGAACGCTGGGACTTCGCAATTGAATGTCCCACTTCCCGCATAAGCACCCCAGCCCATGTCAATTGAACCCACCACATCGTCATCGGTCGTCTTGGTCTGTTGGAATGTGTGATTTGCTGGTCTTCCGCTTGCGTATCGCCTTCTTTCGTACGCGGTGAACCGACCCACCTCCGAGAGTGAAAGGCGAGCAAATGGAACGCTTGAACGCAATTCTGTCGCATCGTGGTGCGAGCGACTGACATCGTGAACGATTTGACCGAACTCCAACGCGCCCGATTCGTGATTCAAAGACGGTGGGGAGAGGTTCGTGGTCAGTCCAGCGTTGCGAGGGCTCATCGTGTGATTGGTTGAATCGCTGGTCGGGTATGCGAGGGTTGTCCCACTCATGTTCGTGAGAATCACGCTGGGCGCGATTGGGGCAACGATGGAAGTCCCCGACCCTGTGGGGCGAGGTTGGTGCAGGGAGGTGTCAAAAAGCACCTTCCTGTCCACAGGAGTGTTCCCGATGGTGTCATCGTAGTGGTCAGCAAAAACGAGCGTCATGGGCAGTCCTTTTGACCCAAGAGGCTGGGTCAGTTCGGAATGGGTGGCTGGAAGCCCCCCTGTGCTGACGACCATGCTTTAGGCAGTCCAACGCTGGTTTAAGAGCATCACCATGAGGAATAGCGAGCATACACGCACCAAACCTCAACCCCGTCAATGACCCATCGCTTGACACAGGCTCGGTTCACGCCATACATTCGCTCGGCATAGCCATCACGGACACCGCTGGCTTCAATGCGAGCCATGCCTTCTTCGGTGTATGCTTTCCACAGGTCGTATTCGTAGCCACGAAACTCGTAGTTTTCGGGTATGTCCATCTCGCTTAGATTCGTCATGTTCATCATCTCCATTCACAGACGGCATTGGTGAAGAGGGCGAGCCCCCGACATTCGCTTCCCGCCTTTGTTGTATTTTCCTGTGAAGCCTCGCTTATCTCGGCTGTGTCGCTTGTTGGGTCTTCCTTCTGCTTTCATCTGTATCACCTGTTCAGTTCATGTTGAATGGGTTGAAGTCAGCACCACGACCGCCACCGTTCTTGGTCATGACGGACTTGAGGACAGTTCCCGTCATGTCCACCAGCACATCGGTGCGGGACACGGAGAGGTCAAAGGTTTGAGTGGCTCGGCGGAGGTATGTGGTCTTGACTTGGTTGTTTCGCACGATGACAACAACGCAGTCGCCATTGGACTTCTCGCCCCATGCTTGACCACGCTGACCGTTCAATCGGTGAGCGATGATTCCGATGCTTCGGCTTCCATGCTTTGCACAGGCAGACTTGACAGCGTTGGCGACCTTCTCGGCTTCTGCACCGACAAGTCGCTCATCAACGCGCTGGAGTGCGTGGGGGCTCATGGTTGGGCTCATGGTTAGGCATTAGGGGTGGGGTATATCAATGTTTTCACAATATCAATGGTTTTCACCCCTAAAATCGCCAAATCGCGATGAGCCGAAGCCCGTTTTGGAATCAATTGTATTCAATCGGGATTTCACGAATCATTCGCCACAGGGACAACAGTTCCCGCCCCACGAATCCAATGAATGCCCACCAAATCAGTTCCAAGAGGATGAGCCAAGTCAGCCAATCAAGCACCGAGCCCAGCCTCCCTCACGAACACCGCTGTGTATGGCGTTTCGCCATGACGACCGCCCTCGCGCTGATAGTCAAACGAAGTCATGCGACCAACGAAGGTCTTGCCCGTTGGCGTTCCTGTGAAGTTCACCTCTTCCCACACGATTTCAACCAGCGCGCCCGACAGGTGAAGTTCTTCCATGAACTCAATGTCGGCATTGGCCGAGTGCTTGAGGAACGAACCTTCCAATTTGAACTCGTCAGTTCGCTGTCCCATGTCTGTGAGTTCGGGGTATATTGAGTCCAATACGGGCGTTTGAGTGAGATTCGCTGACCGAGTTCGGCTGAACGCTCTCGGCTTGGTGTTCAAAACCAGCGGAACAACGAGGGTCGCTGGAAGCACCTTGACAACAACGCTCGCAGTCTGCGATGTCGCCCCATCGGAATCAACCACGACCAGCGTGGCTTGATATTCACCACCGTTGGCGTATGTGTGGCTGACCGAAGACGAAGCACCCGACACAGATGACGACCCATCTCCGAAGGTGAAGGTGTATGTCGTCAGCGTTCCACCAGCGTTGATGTCATACGATGCCGAGCCGTCAAAGGTGATTGCTTGCCCAGCACGAACCATTGAAGGCACAGCACGAAGGATGGCGACAGGGGGCGCGTTAGCGACCACGATGGTGATGTTGTTTGATTCCAGCGATTCGTTGTTGGAGTCATCGCGAGAATAGCACTTGACGGTGTATGTTCCACTCGCCAAATACGAGTGAGCGATGTCGTATGTCGTGCTTTGAGTCGTTTGGTCTGCGAACTTTATCCAGCCCGTTGAAGCCCCATCACCGAAGTCAAACTTGACCTCCGAGATGGTTCTGTCCACATCGGTTGTCGTGCCTGTTCCACGCAACGAGATGATGTGTCCAACACGGGTGTTGATTGTTCCTGTGATGTCCCCGTTGAATGTGTTCCCAATGACCGCCAGCGAAGCCGTTGGCTTCTCATCGTATTCCACAGTCCAAGAGCGAATGATGGGCAATTTTGACCAATCAATCGGGTGATATTCGGTCTGTGTGTTGTTAGGGATGAAGAAGTCAAACCGAATCACAAACCCATCTGCGATTGCTGACGCTGGAAGGTCGGTCAAGTCCATTGAACCAACGCCACCGCTGAACGCCAAATCCACATTCTCAAACCCGCTGATGACGGCTTGCCCCTCGTTCTCAACGGTCGTGGTGGATGGAGTCATCAAGGTCGCCTTGACATTCATTCCCTTCTTGGTGTCAATGTTGTCAGCCTCAACCGTCAATGAGGTATAGCGAGCCACATTGGAGAAGTCCTGTTTCATCGTGTGAACCTTGAACGGCAACATCGCAGAAGTCGGTATTGACCTCAATACCATCTCGTCAATCTGCAAATCGGACTGATTCTTGCTCAACGCTTGATTGTCAGCAACGAGTCTGTTGCCGTCATCGTCTTTGGGGAATCTGCTTTCATCAACACCGATGCTTTGATTCCAAACGGACAAGCCCATTTTGCAGTTTTCAATCGTCAGCCCATACACCGTCTTGGCCGATTCGGTGTCAATGCCTTGACTGACACCATCAAAGAGCAAGTTCATCCCTGCTTGGTTGAAGACTGCTCGGACTGTGTGATAGCCTTCCGCATAGGTGAACGATGTGCCTGTGCCGTAGCCGTTGTTCATTGACCCCCAACCACAGTTCCCACCAGCGTTCTCCAGCGGATATTCCTTCTCACCCAACCAAGCCGAATCCTTGAGGAATGTAGCATCCCCGAACCAAATTATCGTACGCGGTGCTGTGAACGCACCGTTCACATACGGGTGCGTTATGAAGCCATTTGAATACCCTTCACCAGCCCGAATATAGATTTCGGGCGATGATGACGCACTCAATGTGAGTGGTGATGCTGATGTCTTCCCATCATACAGGGGCAAAAAGCCAGCACCACCCCTCATCGTTCCTTGAAAGTCATCAAACATCAAAGCGTGGCGACCAAAGACATAGTGTTCCTCGTTGGTGTCAAAGGTGATTCGCACCATTTGATTTGTTCGGAATGGGATTTTGGCCTTCATCTCCCAATCCAGCCACATCTGCGAGCATCCCATCTCGCTCAAGCCGTATTTGGTCGTGTCAAGAGCAACGCCTCCGTTGTAGCCCAATCGCGTTCCTGTTCGTTCATGGGCTGGGAATGGTCGGTTTCGCCCATAGAGCCATGTTCCCGATGCACCAATGGGCTTGATGTAGTCCCAAGCATGACGGCCATTCGCCGTGTCAATGTATGACCACAGGGGAATGTGAAGCCCTCTTGACAACCATGTTGCTGGGAGGCTTTCAACCAAGTCCGAACCGAGCCCGCGAAAGTCAGTTTCTTCACTCACGAATGTGCCTGTGATGTGAGTCTGTGTGAGGGAATAGAGTCGCCTTGCACCAATGTCCTTGCCCTGTGGTGCTGGAAGCCGAAGCAAACCATCTCCCCTTTGAACAACAGGAACACCATTGGAATAGAGCAAGTCGGTCGCCTTCTGCAATTCAATTGAACGGAACGCGGTCGCGTCATCGGCAAAGAAAAACTTGAGATTCCCCGTGTTTCCTGTCGCACCCCATTCTCCCTCATCAACATAAGAATCAACCATGCGTGATGGGTAAAAATAGCGATGTCCAACATGGGACTGCAAATTGTTCGCTGGGGTGTTTGCCCCGCCCATATACCCAACACCCGTTCCATACAGTTTCTCGCTCGCACTACCGAAGAGTCGCAATTGGGGGTGGGAATTGCTTTGGCTGGTTGCCCAAGCAACAGTTCCATAGTGAGAAGAAGTGCTTTCCGCGCCTCCAATCAGTCCTTGACAAACATACCCGCTGGTCGGCGCGTACGCGCTGACATTCCCTTGACTCGGAAGGGCTTCGTTTGAATAGATTTGAATATCAATCCGAGCCCCATAGAACTCGGTTGAGTCCCCGTTGCCGAGAATGTCATCCACGACAAACTCTCCGTCAAGACCACCGCCATCGTCATCGTACGCGTTGATTATCCACCATCCGTTGTGATTCAACCCGCCCAAAGAATATGTGTCGGGATTCGTTTCTTCGCTTCGTGGTGCGAACTCATAGAGGCCGAACTTATGCCCAATGTTCCGACCTTGAGAGGTGTCCCTGCCCAACGCGCCCGTGAGTCCCCACAGTTCAATCGGACTTCCGACTGTGAATTGAGGAATCGTTGAACCGCTGATACCGCTGACATTCGTGTAGTCAAGCCAAATGGACAGGATGAGATTGTTCCTCCGAATGTATCGCACAGGAACGCTTGCTGGGTTGTTGCGAACCAAGAACGGTCGTGCCGTAGTGATGTGGTCTAAGTCCGTTCCATCACCATCTGTGAACAGGTTGGAATCGCTGGCTTGGATTGACTGCACATCTGTGATGTAGTTTGCCCAATTGAACTTGGCTGACCCATTGACCACCTCGTAGTCAAAATTGCCTCCCTGTGCGGAGGTTGTGATGGGTGGCTGGAGGAAGTCAAACATCGGAGTGATTTGAGCCGAGCATTGTTTTTCAATGCCCGAAGCGGTCATGTCAAAGTCGCCTTCTCCATCAAGCCCATCCCAAATCGCGTGGACTGTGCTGGTTTGGTTGCCCCCAATCTCGCGATTCGTGTCATAGATGTATGGAATGAGAGTCCCGCCCTTGAGCGTGTATGTCCCGTCTTTGAGGAACATCGCCAAAGCACAGCGGGTTCGGTATTTGGGGAAGTGGCTTGCACTTCCATCAAACGATAAGTCGGGGTTGTTGTGTGTCATTGTGTTGTGTGCCGTTCCGCTGGGCGCGGTTTTGTATGCTTGCTGTGCTGTGTTCTTCCCAAGCAAATGGTCGCCCGAATACCCCACCGTTTTGTAGCGAATCGTGGCCGAGTCTTCGCCTTCGGGGTCGGGGTCGTATCGGTCAATGTCAAGAACATCGTAGCCCCCACCGAAGTTCGCAAGGAGGTAGGTATAGTCAGCAACCTCGTTGCTCGCACCCGTGATTCGTTTGTCAAATTGGTTGTTGTCCAGCATCATCGGCATGAACACGGTTGCGCGATACGGAGAGGCTGTGGGGAACGCAACCGATGTGGGTTCGCGAGGGTCGCCTCCAGCGAGCGAAGGCAAAGCCGATGCTGATGAGTGGCCGTGTTGCCCTCCGCCTTCCAACCCATGTGGAAGCCATGCCTTTTTGTTTTCATCACCATCTCCGATGTGCCGATAGGTGTCAAGCATCTCGGTCAGTTCTTGAATCGTCATGAACACGGGGAAGGGCGCGGTCGTGGTCGTGTCGGAAGTCGCATCCCCGATTCCCTCATGCGAGCGTGTTTTTGTTCCACTTCCTGTCAAGTCGCCCGATGGTGCAATCAAGCGAATGACGGTTGAGCCACTTCCATCATCATGGTTGATGGTGCATTTGGCGTTGAGTGTTCCGCTTCCCGATATGACGATGGTTGGGTTGTTGCTGACATCTGTGCCGTCATCGTTGATTGCCTCCACCCGAATCCCTGCTTGGCTGGCTTCGTCATCGTAGCCACCCGTTTGGGCTGGGGTCTTGGCGGAGAAGTTCGTGCGATACAGCACAGGGTCAATGGAGAGCCCTCCAACGCCATCATTCTTGATGAAGGCTGGAAACCACCGCTGGAGTTCAGCAAGGCCGTTCTTCATGCGTGAGAAGGTCTGTGTGATGCTTTGTTTGGTTGAAGCCATCAAATCACACCCCTTGCACCTTGCATTCCGAATCGGTTGAACACCTTCGGCATCGTTTCCACCATTATCTGCTCAACATCGCGCTTTGAAAGGTTGTTGCCTTCGCCAATGATGATGTCCCCGCTGAAAACGACTGTGGTTTCGGGCTTTGAGGCTTGCCCTCCCATTGATTCGCTCATCAATGCAGGGAGTCTGTCCAGCGGAATCACAGCCTCCGAACCAGCCTCACCGAAGACACCCAGCGTGGCTTCGTTCACGATTCCACCTTCTGCGAACATCGTGAGCCCAGCACCGATGATTCCACCCACGACAGCACCCGCCGCCGTTCCGACAACGGGGACAGCAGAACCGACCAACGCACCAGCCGCCGCCCCCTTCAAAGCACCCGACCCAGCCCGTTGCGCGCCCGTTCCTTCCTCGTCAATAATGCCCAAGAAATCAGCAATCGCTTCAACCAGCCTGTATATCGGCATCAATATGAGTGCAAGACCACCCGCCGCCTTTCCAAGCCCCTCAAAAATCATCTGTGGATTTAGGGTCGCGATTCCCTCAAATATCATCCCGATACCGCCCAGCAATTCATAGATGGGCTCAATGAAAACCATGAGGAATCGGAGAGCGTGAGCGAGAGCCACGAAGACATAAATCAAGTCATCCGACTGTTCCGCCATTTGAATCAGCACAGGCACGAAGGAATCAATCAATTGGGGCAAGACCTCAACCAATTTGTCAGCGATTTCTCCCATCGCCTCCACGAAGCCTTCATCGCCCAATTTTTCAGTCGCCAAGATGAGTGCTGGAACGAGTGTGTCCTTTATCATCGGGGCGAACTGTTCACCGACTGTTATCATCAACGCTGTGAAGGCTGACTGCAATTCAAACAGGGCGTTCTGCGTTGAGCCTGTCATGGTTTGAACGAACTCCGCAGTTCTGCCGTTTGCATCCTCGTTCTTGGCGACCAATTCCTCAAAGGCATCGGCCTGTCCCAAAATGGCGTTGATTGCGTTTCCACCACGCACACCGAAGACTTGGAGAATCTGCGATGTTGTCGCACCAGCATCGCGCAATTGCTGGAACAAATCGGTCAGCGATGTCAGTCCTTGAGTTTGGTCGGTGATGGTTTGGTTGAGCGAGTTCATCTCCGATTCTTGACTGCTTATTGACTCCGATAATTGCGTCTGCTCTCTTCGCTGGATGGACAGTTCCAAACTGCGTTCTTGCATGGTGATGTTCAAGTCATCATTCGCCATCTCCAAACGCTCAATCTGTTCAATCTCACGCTTGGTCAATTCACGACCCTGCTTGGATGCTCGCTGGCGGATTTTGGCTATCTCAAGGTTGTTCTTCTGCTGGTCAATGGACAGGTCGTTGAGTTCGCTGTTGAGTGCCTTGATTTCAAGGTTCACGCCCTCCGCTTGAAGCCGAGTTTCTTCCAACCCAGCCTCAACCCCTCGCAGACTGTTGCGAGCCGATTCACCCGCTGGAGTCAATCGGAAGACATTGAGGTTCAAGTCTTCAATGACCCTCCGAGCCTCCGTAGTCGGCTTGATGAGTTTGTTGATAGCCATACGCATACCTGTTCCAGCCATCGTTCCTTGAAGCCCTGCGTTGCCCAATGCACCCGCCGCGGCGGATGCTTCTTCCAATGAAATGCCCGCCGCGCGAGCCGTTGGTGCAAGGAACTTCATGGTCTGCCCAAGCGACTCAACCGTAGTGAACGAATTGCTCATTGTTTGCATCATCACATCGTTCACGCGACCCAATTCGCTGGTTTCCATTCCCATACCTTTAAGGGCTGAAATCGCAACGCCAGCGGCGGTCGGCATATCAACGCCAGCGGCGATTGCGAGGTTGTTCAATTGCTCAAGTGCCTTGTTGTCCACCAAGTCCTCTTCCTTCAAACCAGCCAACGCCAAAATCTGCGCCGCCTCGCCCACTTGAACGGCTGTGGAACGGGTTGTAGCACCCAAGTGCATCACTTCGTCAGCCACTCGTTGAATGTCCGAGATGGACTTCCCGCCCATGATAGCCGAAGTCCGAAGGAGTGAATCCTCAAACTCAATGAACGCCTTTGAAGCCTTGACTGCGAAGCCAGCAACGAGGGCTTGACCTGCAAGCACAGCACCGATTTGAACCGCCACGAAGGACTTGCGAGCCGTTTCACCGAATCGGCTGAAACGACCACCAGCAACCGTGAGCCCACTTCCGACCTCCGCCATTCCCTTCTTGAAGCCAGCCGTACGCGCTTCAACGATGGCCGTGATTTTAGCCACGCTATCCATCGCCACGCTCATCGCCTCCTGTTCTTCGCTTGCAGTCGCTTCTGTTGCTCATGCTCACGCTTAGTCCGTTCAAGGAATGCGTGGGTTAAGAATGTCGTGTCGCGGGGGTCAAGTTCCCTCCATTGTTGAGGGGTGAGCCCGAACTTAGCCAGCAATTCAAAATAGAACTGTCCTTCTGTGGAACGGGCGAACCTCACGCTTCCCCCAACGCACCACCACCGTTCTCGGATGGTGAGCCCACAGCCTCGCTGACACGCTGGGCGAGTTCAGCGATGAGGGTGAGAGGCAATTGACGGAACACGCCCCACTTGAGCGAATCATCGCACTTCTTGAGCATCTCAAAGGTCATGCGAAGGCCAAGCAGTTCGGTTTTGTCTTGGCCGATGAGAGTTCGGAGTTCGGGTTCGTTCTTGAGAACTTGATATTCGTGAGCCGACAGCGGTTTCGCCATGAGCGTCTTGAGTTCCTTCCCGTCTTCTCCCTTGAGCCCAAGACCAGCGGTATTGACCTCAATAGCAGAAGAGTGAGCATCCAATGTTGAATCCAGCCAAGACAAAGTGAATCACCTCAATCGCGAGCCCAAGTCAAGCCCTCAAAGGAAGCGTTAATCATCAACGCACCCTCGTTCCCTGCTTCAAGTCCTTCAATCGCAAGGTCGGTCAAGACACAGCCCGACACGGTGTATGTGTGCGTTCCAGCGTCATCAGCGTCAAACTCAATGTCAAGTTCGGTGTCGTTGTTGAACCAATCAAAGAGTTCGTCATCGCTGACACCCCACGCTTTCTTGAGCGAGCCCGACACAGTTCGCACACCGCGAGTGTGTGCCGTGTTGTAGTTCGTTCCGAGTGTGATATATTTGCCCGTTGTCGCAGTCATTGAGAAGTCGCCCGAAACGAATCCGACAATGCTTCCCGACACGGTGATTTTTCCGCTGACACCTGTGAAAGAGTGAACCGCCATACCGATTGGTTGGTCAATGCGGTTCTTAACGGAATTGGTTCACGCTTGGTGCATGACGACCGTAGTGCCGTGTCGCTGGGCTACGCTGTATGCGACCTCCATAGCGTTGCATCGGCT